TAAAATATATTTAGCTAAATTCGAATGAGGTTAACAAAAAACTTTACACTTTCAGAGTTCACCAAAAGTAATACAGCATTACGACTTGGTATCAATAATGAGCCGACAAAAGAAGGTGTTATAAAATTAGGACTTTTAGCCGCTTTTCTCCAACGGATACGTGACTGTATTGGCCCTTTGAGAATAACCAGCGGCTATCGTTCGCCTCAACTTTCTGAAGCTATTGGTTCAAGTTCTAACTCCCAGCATTGTCGTTACGAGGCGGTGGACTTACAATTCGTAAAACGTGGTAAAATGGATAATATGCAAATTTATAAAGCAATTATTGATTTAGATTTAGATTACGACCAATGTATTTTAGAATTTGGAAACGCTACAGAATATATTGACCCCTCACACCCCGCCTGGATTCACCTTAGTTGGAAAATCGCAGACAATAGACGACAAACTTTAGTAGCTTATAAGGATATAAATAATAAAACCAATTACAGACCATTAACTAACTACAAATCATTATGAAATTTTTAACTAAATTATTCGGTAATATGTCACTAGATGTTAATAACTTAGTTGATAATATCGTAACCACAGACGAAGAACGTAAAGAATTAAAAATTAAATTTGAGCAGATATTTTTACAAGCCAGAGCACAAGCAGAAGAACAAATTACGAGAAGATGGGAAGCGGACAGCAAGGCGGGTTGGTTGCCTGCAAATATCAGGCCATTGACATTAGCGTTTTTAGTTATATCAACGGTCGTATTAATTTTTATTGAAGGTGGTCTAATTAATTTTGAGGTTAAAGATAATTGGATTGATCTCCTTCAATTAACACTTATAACGGTGATCGGGGCTTATTTTGGAGGCCGGAGTATTGAAAAAGTTAAAAGAAAATAAAACAAAAAAAAGAATATCGATTACGATTAACTAAATCGGAACACGATTTAATAAAAGACATACGCCAATCTGAAGGCGGTAACATAAATAATGTCTTGGTTATTGGTGACTTGCACGAACCATTTTCACTTGATAAGTATTTAGAATTTTGTATTTCAAAATATGATGAATTTGAATGTACTGAAGTTGTGTTTATCGGTGATGTAATCGACAACCACTATAGTAGTTATCACGAGACCAGCGCTGACGGAATGGGAGGAGCTGATGAACTGGAGTTTGCAATACAAAGAATTTCGCGTTGGTATGAGGCTTTTCCAATCGCCACTGTAATTATAGGAAACCACGATCGTATGGTAATGCGCAAGGCGCAAACATCGGCGATCCCTAGCAAATGGATTAAAAGCTATAAAGAAGTCTTGGAAGTTCCTGGTTGGAACTTTGTTGAAAGATATGTAAAAGATAATGTGCAATATATTCACGGAGAGGGCGGTACTGCTAGAACAAAATGCCGTGCAGATATGATGAATACTGTACAAGGCCATTTACATACTCAGGCGTATTGTGAACATTACGTAGGTCAAAATTTCAGGGTCTTTGGTATGCAGGTTGGTTGTGGAATTAACCACGAAAGTTATGCGATGGCCTACGCGAAATATGGCAAAAAACCAGTAGTTGGTTGTGGAGTTGTCGCGAATAGTGGTAAATTGCCGATTAATTTACTTATGAAATTATGAGAAGTATAACTAAATACAAAACAAATAAAAGTATAAAAGCTCGTATAGATAAACATTTACATCGCATGGCTATGATCGTAGCCGATAAAGATACAGGCGCTAAATATGATTACGGAAAAAGAACAAAGATTGAGTTAAGGAAAATTGAAAAAGCTATAAAGGAAATAGACAAAGATTTTTATAATATCATTTGCCCTTATTAATTCCAGATCGCAAAATCTTCCGCGGTTTCATATTCAAAAACATCTAGACTATACTCCCTGACGGAAGACATCTTAGTAGAACCATCTTTATTAGTATATCGTGTAGGAACTTTTATGTCTTTAGTATATATAGATATACCCGATTTCTTTAAGTGCCGTATAACGCTTTGTAAATCGCCGATACCGAGATTAATCATTGCGGTTCTTGTTGTTATTGTTTTACCACTTTTCAGATAATCGTAAAGTATTTGTTTTTGTGTTCCTTGTTTAAAATTCATATAAATCATACATTTCA